GAACTGAAGGTGGAACATATTATATCCGCCAAAAACAATTAACAAAAGAGAACGCCAAGTCAATAAAAAAGTGTATTCTGTTAGATGGAAAACGAGTAGTAGATACCGTTATTAATATTTCAGATACAGGTCGTGCAGTTAAAAACGACCCAGCACTATTTGTACTTGCAATGTGTGCAGGACTTGGTGATGATTTTACTCGTAAATACGCCTTAACCAATCTACCAAAAATAGCAAGGATTGGAACTCATTTGTTTCATTTCGCCGGTTATGTAGAACAGTTTAGAGGTTGGGGTCGTGGACTACGAAAAGCTATAGCAAATTGGTATCTGTTAAAAGAAACTGATAAATTAGCATATCAATCTGTAAAGTATCAACAGAGAGATGGATGGTCACATAAAGACCTATTGAGATTATCTCATCCATCTACACAGGATGCCAATAAAGATTTATTATTTGAGTGGGTTACAAAAGGATATAATTCTTCAAAGGAAGATGAATATAAGGATTCGCTCAGTATAATTTGGGCCTTCGAGAAGGTCAAGTTAGTCCAGACAGATGTGGAAGCTGCTAAATTAGTGGAAGAATATAAACTCCCACTTGAGGCAGTTCCTTCTAACCTAAAGACGCCTAAAGTTCTTGAAACGGCATTACCACATTTGGGATTGACAGCTATCATCAGGAACTTGGGTAACTATACCAAACACGGTATTCTCACTCCCCAAAGTGACGCACTTAAACTCGTTACTTCGAGAATAACCGATAAAGGGAAACTGCAGAAGGCCCGCATTCATCCATTGTCTGTACTACAGGCGATGCAGACTTACAAAAGTGGTCAAGGACTTAAAGGTTCTGGTCAATGGGATGTAAACCCACAAATAGTAGATGCTCTTGATGACGCATTCTACTTGTCATTCGACAACATAATTCCAACTGGTAAACGAGTGATGTTATCACTTGATGTATCTTCATCCATGACTTGGGAAGGTTGTGGTGGAATGCCATCAGTAACACCACGAGTTGGTTCAGCTGCAATGGCAATGGTTACAATGAGAACTGAAAGTGATTATCTTATAACAGGTTTTACAACTGGATTAGAGATTCTTGATCTTTCTCCGAAAATGAGATTGGATGATGTATGTGATAGATTGGAAAATCTTGATTTTGGTGGAACTGATTGTTCATTACCAATGTTATACGCACTTGAGAATGACCTCCAGTTTGACGCCTTCGTAGTTTATACAGATAGTGAAACTTGGGCAGGTAAAATGCATCCAGTTGAAGCATTAAAGATGTATAGAAAGAAAACAGGAATTCCAGCAAAACTAATTGTAGTGGGAATGGAAGCAAATGATTTTACAATAGCAGACCCAGATGACGCGGGTATGTTAGATGTAGTAGGTTTTGATACGACAACACCTTCCGTGATGTCAGATTTTATCAGAGAAGATTTACAGTAACAAATAAACAAAATAAGGAAAAACAATGAACACAGGTACAGTAAAATGGTTCGACGCTAAAAAAGGATATGGTTTCATATCTGATACAGCGACAGACGGATCAAAAGATTACTTTGTCCATTTCTCCGAAATTCAAATAGACGGCTTTAAGACTTTATCAGAAGGTCAAAAAGTCGAGTTTGAAATCGGTGAAGGTGACAAAGGTGCTGTTGCGAAGAATGTTAAATCAGCAACAGAATAAATTAAATTTAGCATAAAAAGTTGGGTTGTTTTTATAACAACCCAATATTTATTATTGTCAACGGTTATACCAATGACAATTAACTAATAACAAATAAAAATAATAATAATAAGGAGATAACAAATGGATATTGAAGCCGTAAGAAAGCGATTAGCACAGTTACAAACTTCAAGTACTCGCACCACAAACTTGTGGAAACCTCAACCCGGAAAAACACAAATCCGAATTTTACCATACAAACTAAATACAGATACGCCGTTTATCGAGCTATTCTTTCATTATGATTTAGGTGGAAAGTCTTTTCTTTCCCCAATCTCATTTGGTCGTCCAGACCCGATTGAAGAATTTGCCGAGAAACTAAAATCTTCAGGAAATCGTGAAGATTGGCGACTTGGAAAGAAATTGGAAGCAAAGCTCAGAACTTTTGCACCAGTTGTAGTTCGTGGTGAAGAAAATCAAGGATCTAAGTTTTGGGGTTTTGGTAAAACAGTATATCAAGAACTATTATCAATCATAGCAGATCCTGATTATGGTGATATTAGTGATCCAATTAATGGACGAGATGTAGTTGTTGAGTTTATGACAGCTGAAGAAACTGGAGCATCGTTTCCTAAGACTAACATCCGAGTTAAACCGAATCAAATACCAATCACAGAAGATAAAAAAGTTCTAACTACTTTACTTGATGACCAAAAAGACATCCGTGAAGTATATAACGAATTAAGTTATGACGAACTTGCAGAAGCTTTAGGAGATTGGTTAAACCCAAGTGAAGATGGAGAAGAAACATCATCCAAAAGTGATCCAGTTCCAGCATCAACATCGACATTAGCAAGTGCTACAAGTAATACTACTAATGTGAGTGATGCATTCGATGACCTGTTTAATAAGTAAATAAAGGAGACATAATATGTCTGTATCAGCAAAAGACGAACTTGCACAAGTTCTTGCCGATAGTCTTAATAAACAGTTCAAGGATACAAAGGTAGCCTATTTTTTAGATGGTTCAAACGCCACTCCAACAGATGTAAAGGAATTTATATCAACTGGTTCATCTGTATTAGACCTTGCAATTTCCAACCGTCCAAACGGTGGGGTTGCAGTTGGTCGTATTACAGAAATCAATGGATTAGAAAGTAGTGGTAAATCTCTAATTGGAACTCACATTCTTGCAGAAACTCAGAAACGAGGTGGTGTTGCAGTGTACATTGATACTGAAACATCTGTTAGTAGAGAATGGTTAGAAACTATTGGTGTAGATGTTCACGATATGCTATATCTTCATGTGGAAACAGTAGAAGATATATTTCAATGCATTGAAAGTATAGTCACCAAGATTAGAGAATCAGATAGAGAAAGGTTAGTTACAATTCTTGTAGATTCACTCGCAGGAGCATCTACCAAAGTAGAAATGGAAGCCGATTTCGAGAAAGATGGATGGGCAACGAGTAAGGCAATTATCGTTTCAAAAGCGATGAGAAAGATTACTCAAATGGTTGGACGAGAACGAATAGCTCTTGTATTCACCAATCAGCTCAGACAGAAACTCGGAGTAATGTTCGGTGATCCGTGGACTACAAGTGGTGGAAAAGCATTACCATTTCATTCATCAACTCGTATTCGATTAAAGAATATGGGACAGATTAAAGATACAAGTAAAAATGTATTAGGTATGAAGTGTAGGGCACAGATTATTAAAAATCGTTTGGGTCCTCCACTTCGTCATGCTGACTTTAACTTATATTTCGATAGTGGTATTGATGATAAGGGGAGTTGGTTACAAGTATTAAAAGACCACAAACTTCTAAAGATTGCAGGTGCTTGGTATACCTTGAATTTTGAAGGTAAGGACATCAAATTTCAATCTAAGGATTTTGAGAAAAAATTAGAAGAAACTGATGGACTCCAAGAACACTTGTATGACCAAATTTGTGATGTATCTATACTCAAATATAAATCAGCAGATTTAGGTATTGATGATGTAGTATATACAGACGAAGTGGTCGGTGATGAATAATGGTAAGTACCTTTCTATTCTCGAAGAGATAAAGAAACACGGCGGCGATGTAGATTCAACAAATCCCAATGAAAAAGTACTGATAATAGATGGCTTAAATACCTTTATTAGAGTATTTTCAGTTATACCAACTACTAATGATGATGGAATTCACATTGGTGGAATAGTTGGTTTTCTTAAATCAGTTGGTTACGCAATAAAGATGTTGTCTCCTACCAGAACCATCATAGTATTTGATGGGAAAGGTGGGAGTAATCGTCGCCGTAAAATTTATCCTGAATACAAGGCAAAACGAAGAACAACCAAAATAAGACTCAATCGTGTAAACGATTTTGAGAATCTTGATGATGAGCGTCATTCTATGATGATGCAACTATCCCGTTGCGTTGAATACTTAGAATGTCTGCCAGTATCTATACTTTCAATAGATAGTGTAGAGGCAGACGATGTTATTGCCTATGCTGCAAAACAACTCTTACCGAAAAGTAAGGTTACAATAATGAGTACCGATAAGGATTTTTTGCAGTTAGTAAGTGATAGAATATCTGTATGGTCACCTACCAAGAAGAAACTATATAATCCCGAAATGATTACAGAAGAATATGGTGTAACACCCAATAATCTTCTGATGTGTAGAATCTTTGATGGTGACCAATCAGATAACATAAAGGGAGTATTAGGTATAGGAACTAAAACTCTCGTAAAGAATTTCCCTGCCCTTAAAGATGGTGTCTATTATTCAGTAGATGACATTATTAAAACAGCAGAAAGTAAGAAAGGTAGTGGTGAAGGCAAATTCTACAACACTATCTTAGAACAGCAAGATACGATGCATATGAATCACAGATTGATGCAGTTACAAGAAGTAGATATAAGTGGTTCAGCAAAACTCAAGACAAACAATATCGTAAATGGTAAGATACAAGAATTAGTAAAGATGAAGTTTCATAAAATGTTCATAGAGGACAGAATGTTTGGAGCATTACCTAATATGGATAGTTGGTTAATGACCGTTTGGACGAAACTCAATAGATTTGCAAAGATAAACAATGGGTAGAAAGAAGAAATATTATACCAAAGATGAAAAACTCGAAGCTCAACGAAAGTGGCAGATGGACCACTATGAGCGTAATAAGGCCAGTATTCTCAGTAAGGCCAAAGAACGATATAGATTAAAAAAGATAGAAGATAGACGAAAGGAAAAGAGGAGAAAAATGTATGGGGAGCAGTAGGATTATCAATGGAGATAGTGCTGACGAACTAAAAAAACTCGAAGATAATTCAATAGATTTACTCTGTACAGATCCACCATACGGATATAGTTTTATGGGTAAGTCTTGGGATAATACATTACCACCAAGAGAAATATTTGAGGAGTCATTAAGAGTATTAAAACCTGGTTCATTTGCATTCGTAATGAGTGCACCAAGAAGTGATGTTCAATACAGAATGGCACAAATGTTAGACGAAGTTGGATTTGAGGTAGGATTCACACCAATCTATTGGACATATGCTACAGGTTTCCCAAAGGCTATGAACATAGGAAAGGCCGTTGATAAGAGATTAGGTAAAGAACGAAAAGTAGTTGGAAAACATCCAGATCCACGACATAAGTATTTGAATACAGACATAAGAAGTGGAAATGCAGCAGGTGGTGGTCATACAAATGCGGCCAGAGAGAGTGGATTGATTACTGCACCAGCATCAGACGAAGCAAAGAAACTTGATGGTAGTTATGCAGGATACCAACCAAAACCAGCAGTAGAAGTCGTGATTGTGGCAATGAAACCATTGGATAAGAAAAAGGGTTATGTAGACCAGGCACTTGATAATGGTAAAGGTGTAACTTGGTTAGATGATTGTAGAATACCATTTGCTGGTATGAGTGATATGAACGCTGGATGGTGGGGGATTACAAAAGAAGAACAATCAGAGGCATTAAGTAAATATCATATTGACCATAAGGGATACGATGATGGAAGTTATAGTGGAAATAGAAGTAAAGATTATGAACAATTTTTGAAAGACAATGTAGCAGGACATCAAAAATTTATAGAAAAACGAGATGACGAAATGTATGGTGGTGGTTGGGGTAAACCAGCACGAAAAACCACAAAGAGAAAACCGAGAGAAGAAAATACGGTATTCAAGACAAGTGGATTTAAGAGTGAAGAAAACGATACAGCCGAAGCATCACCATTCGGTAGGTTTGCGGCGAACTTGTTGGTAAGTGATGATGTATTGAATGATGGGATACATAGAAAAAGTAAACATAATCCAAATCCAAGTGCTGCTTTAGATGGTAATACTTGGGGTGGAACTATACAGACTAATAGAGGCCCACGAGGATTTGATGATGAAGGTTCATTCAGTAGATATTATAGTTTAGATGCTTGGTGGGAAGATAGAGTTCAGAAATTACCAGATGAGGTTAAACGGACATTTCCATTTCTCATAGTTCCAAAACCAAGTAAATCTGAAAAGAATATGGGATTGGATAACTTGGACAAACAACAAAAAATATTTAATGGTCAAAGTGATAAACCAAGCACCGATATGAAAGGTGTAGAAGAGAAATTCACAACACTACCATCAGCAAATAATCATCCAACCGTAAAACCAACAACCTTGATGAGTTACTTAGTTACACTTGGAAGTCGTAAAGATGATGTAGTATTGGATCCATTTTCGGGAAGTGGAACAACAGGAATTGCTTGTGTGTTTTCAGAAAGGAACTACAT